ATTTACTTATAATAGTAAATTATAAAATCTAATGCCTTAAAATGATTATAAATCATTATAAATCAATTAGTTATAACAATGGAGCGGGGTTCGGTTTAGCAAAAATACCCTTTTTTGCTCGACGATACCCGACTATATCTTTCTACCGATTTCGCCCAATTTATCTTCTTTACTTACAATAACTTAAATAAAAAAATTCCGCCTATACTGATTTTCTCTTATTTTTGATTATTCGGAGAATTCTTAATTTCTTATTTTTCTAATATAATCTCTTATAATTATTATACTTACAATAAAAATATGATATAAGTCGTCGGGAGCAAAAATAAGCCAATTCGGATACATTTTGGTAAATTAACAAAAATGTTATAATCTTAACAGAAATGAGATTATTGTTCTTTTTAGCAAAGATACTATATGAATTGGGTCTATCTTCTTATTTTATTTTAAGTCGCCTTTTATCAGAAATAATATATAGTTTTTCTGACTAATTTGAAGCAATTAATCATCCTAATCGCTTCATGGGTAGAAATATGAGTTTCTACCTTATTTAACTATATATAGGATAATGGGTTATAATCTACTTTTGCTTCTACCTGCGTTTCTACCCTATTATATAAGCAAGTTATTTTTTACCAAAGTAGTAAATTATACTTTCTACCCATATCTACCCATTTTACTCTTTAGGTAAATTACAAATCTACCTTTTTCTACTTAGTTATCTACTATAATTCTACCTTATTGAATATCAATGGGTTATAATAATTTTAAGGTAATCTACCAAATTTCTACTTTAAATTAGTTTCTAAGAAACGTAGAATTGAGGTGGCGTGGTGAAATGCCCCCTACCCCCAACACAAAGGACTATATCATTATTTTGTTTTTTCTTCCCTGAGTAAGCTACTCTGAAGAAGAAAATCAATGAAAAAATGGTATAAGTAAATCTGTTTTTTAGATTTACGCTTATTAAATACTTAGTATTTAATATAAACTAGTAGTTACGTAAGTAACTACGTTACTTACTAGTATTACTATGTAATACGTTATGTATTTATTAAGAGAGAGATTGTTAAGAGAGAGATTAAAAGTAGTGTTAAGGAAATTTTTTTTCTTAAAAATCTAACATTCGATTGGTAAGAAAGTAAAATAAAGGTATTATATTAACAAATTTAGGCTATTTCGCCCCCCTTAAAAATGAATTAATCAAAGTATTTTTTTGAGTTTTCATAACTTATTGATAATAAGATGGATAAGAAGAAAAAATAATTTACTAAAAATGAAGAAAATTTATCTATTAGTATATAGGGGCAATTGATGCTTTAATGCCAGTATTACCGAATGTCGGGAAAGAAAGGGTACACAGCGAATCTTGCTCTAAGTCTTTATAAATAATATACTTGCACCTTTTCTGACTTCCTCAAAAGGGCGTTGACTGAGTTGATGGCTCTGAGAGGCTTAGAAAAGGTTATTGTTTCATACCTGGGTTTATAAGCCAGGAACATAAGGGTAGCCACTGCGTATGCGGGGGCTACTCACCAAAAATTTAAAGCTCAAGTTGAAGATGATGATGTTTTATCTTTAATTTGGGCTTTTTTTATAAACTATTAAAAAAATTTAGGAGAAAAAATTCAATGAAATTATATTGCACAATTTCAGATGAAACATTAGAACAAGCAGTAGTAAATCAAGATTTGGTTCTTATTTCAAATGCGACTAATATACTAAATATAATTTGCCAAGATGAAGAACTCCAGGGAGTAGATATAACTGGGGCAACAGTTACTATGTTAATAAAAAATTTGGCAACAGATACAGATGCTTCGGCTGTTTTAACTAAAACAGTTACTTCTTTTGATTTTCCTACTTCTGGCGAATTTGATTTAGAAATTGAACCAGATGATTGTGCAGATTTGATTGGCAATTATTTATACGAAATTCAGATAGAAATGACAGATGAAAAAGTTTATAAATTATTAGAAGGCACTATTTGTTTTCAAAGAAATATAATTGGAATAACAAGTTAATATGAATAAAAAAGATTATTCTGAATATTTAAAAAAATACAGAGAGAAACATAAACATAAATGTTTAGATTGTGAAAAATTAGTTAGTGACCCAAGAAGTTTAAGATGTCATTCTTGCTCAATAAAGAAACATTATCAAGAACATAAAGAATATCATAGAGGCAAAAATGCCCCTAATTTTAAAGATGGAAGATGTTCGGAAAAACATTTTTGTTTAGAGTGCAAAAAAGAAATAGGTTATAATGCTTGGTTTTATGGAACTAAAAAATGTAAAAAACATTCAAAAAAATTAAAAGAAAAAAATAGATGTGTAGGCTGCAATAGATTAATTAGCAGAGTTTCAAAACGATGTAGAAAATGTAATGCTAAAGAACAAAGTAAACGAATAATAGGAACAAATAATCCAAATTATAAAGAGAATTCTTATTTTAAATGTATTGATTGTGGAATAGATTTGAAATATCAAACCAAAAGATGTCTTAAATGTTTTAAAAAATTTAATAGAGGAATTCATCATCATAATTTTGGAAAAATAACAAAACCTCATTTTGTTAGATATAAAAACACAATGATGAGGTCATCTTGGGAAGTGGCTTATGCTAAATATTTAGACCGACAAAGTATCAAATGGCAATACGAAACCAAAGTATTTGATTTAGGAGAAACAACTTATAGACCAGATTTTTATTTACCAGAATTAAATAAATATGTAGAAATAAAAGGTTATAAATCTGAGATTTTTAAAAATAAATTCAAAGAATTCAGAAAAAGATATAATAATGTTAATATTGATATTTTAGAAAAAAAAGATTTAGAAAAATTAAAAATTATTTAAAGGAGAAAATAAAATGTTATCAAAGAGCATTTCGTTTGGTTTGCAAAATTTCATTTTTTTAAAGAGCGATGAAACCCCAATTGATTATAATTATTATTTGTATGAAGATAGAAAAGGTGCAATTCTTATTATGAGAACTAACAAAACAACTTCCGATGTTAAATATTTTTTAGGAACTGGAGATGTAGATACTATTTGGACAGCAAAAGTTACACAAAGTTATGGTTATCCAGATTCATTAGTAGACCCTACAGTATAAATAGATAAATAATTTTTCTTAACTTAAAAAAGAAAGAAACCAAATTAGGAGAAAAATAAATGGCTACAGAATATCGTGCAAAATTAAATCCTTTTACGGGTCAACTTCAGCTCGTTCCAACTAATGTTGTTTTAGCTTTTAAAGCAGGAGTTGCTACTCAGGCATCTTTGCCTTTAACTTTAAATTCGAAAGGCGATGCAAGGTTAGTAAATGATACTGGGCATTTATATGTTTGGAGTATAGAGGCTTCTTCTGGTCTTTTAACAGATTGGGTAGATGCTGGCGACATAGTGGATTTGGAATGGGATTCTATAAATGGGAAACCTTCATCTTCAGTTGCTAATATAGACGATGCTGTTTCTTTAAAACATACACAAGGAACAGACCAAGCTTTAGATACAGGAGGACTTAATGAAATTTCTGCTGCTAACGCAAAAGCAGCTTATACACATAGTGGAATTGTAACTGGAAATCCACATGCAGTAACAAAATCAGAAGTAGGTCTAGGAAATGTAGATAATAAATCAGAAGCAACAATAATAACCGATGTAAAAGCAGATTCTGATGTTGCTGATGCTATTTCTAAAAAACATGACGGAAGTCATCAGATGTATTTTTCTGATTTGTTTTTAGATATAGGAATTTCTGGAAACTATTGTAGTGAGGGCGGAGGCTTTTGGATTAATTGGCAAGCAGGAATAGCTTATATTAGTGGAATAAGAGTAATAAGCGAAGCAGAAACTCATGTTACTATGCCAGCAAATAAAGATACTTATGCTTATTTGAAAACAGATGGCACAAGACAATATATTTCAGTTAATAATGGTGCAGAAGAGCCAGAACAACCAGCGAATACTGCAAAAATATATAAAATAGTAACAAACGATACAGAAGTAACTGCTTTATATCCTCAGAATTTTCTTACTACTTATATTAGGATAACACAAGACCCATTAGATGAAGCAAAGCGTGAATTTTTGTTTTTCGGGGGAATTAAAATTTGGGGTGCTGGAGCACATTTAGCACCTTTATATGTAGGAGGATGTGCTCCTTATATAACAGTTTTTGAAAATGAATGGGATGAAACCAAAACTTATGAACCTAGAATTCAATGCGGAAATGGTCAAGGTAGGATGCACTTTATAGGAGAAGGATTAGAATTTAGATTATATCCAGTAAATCCCAATTATCCTACTGTTTATCCAGATTTTATTTATATTAGAACAAATTCAGGAAGCCCTTGGACTCAAACAGAAATAATGAGACTTACTTCTGAAGGTAATTTAGGAATAGGAACTTTTGCAAGTAGAGACTATATAGATGAAAAATTAACAGTTTTAGGAAATATAAAATTAGAATCGGTTGACCCAGAAATTAGATTAATAGATACAGGTGATGATGAATATACTCGTATTACAAGAAGCGATACAGATAAGGAAGTAAAATGGTTAGCAAGAACAGATAAATTAATTAATATAGGAAATGCTTTAAATTTTAATAATATAGGAAATTTAGATACCAATTATGATGCTAATATAGGAGGTTATAGTTTTTATTGTTGGTTTAGATTAACAGATACTCCACCATATTATTATAAATGTTTATTGTCAAAAAATAATAATACAGGTATTGGTGGATTTCAAATATTAGCTTATCGTGATAATACCGATGCTGCCATATATATTACATGCACTTATGCAGGGGGAGCACAACCCCAACAAGGCGGAAATATAAATGATACTAATTGGCATTTATTAGTAGTAACATTAGCTGACCCTGGTTCTGGTTATCCTGCTCTTGTAGAAGAACACGCTTATTTGGATAATGTAGAAATTATTAATGCTCAAGTATATATTAATCCTCCAGGTTATTCTAATTATCCTTGCCATCTTTTAATAGGAAAAAGCAGTAAAGAAGATTTATATTGGGAAGGAGATTTAGATGAAGCTGCTTTATTTAATAGAGTGCTTACTTCAGATGAAAGAAATACTATTTGGAATTCTGGAGCAGGAACTTTTGCGAATTTAAGTATAGCTCCTTGGAATTCTGGATTATTATTAGGGTATCATTTTGATGAAGAATCAGGAACAGTTGCAGATAATTTTGAAGGAACAGCAACTTATGACGGAACAGTAACAAGTGGTAGTTGGGTTGAGGGCAAAATTATAGGAACTTCTACTCATACTTATGAAGCTGATGTTTTAAAAGTTAAAAATGGAGTAGAATTAAATGAATCTAATATTGTTACTTTAGGTGATGATGAAGGAAGAACAATAATACAAGGAAAAACTATAAGATTAAATGTTGATAGTTCAGAAAGATTAACAATAGATGAAGAAGGTGTTGTAAATGTTTTTGTAACATCAGTCCAAGTAGGATTAAGAATAACTGCTCCGTTAGCATTAGAAGAAGATATTTTTTTAACTTTTTCTACAGGAGCAGATTGTTATTTAGAAGCTCTTTGTCATCCAAATAGTTCTATAGAATTAAATAGTCAATTTGATATTTTATTAATACCTACCAATAATGTAGGTATAGGAACTACAGATTTAGATGGAACTCCAGAGGTAGGAAAATTAACAATAAAAGGAACTACTAATGATGGCTCTACCAATATTTTAGTTTTAAGAGATAGCGATGAAGTAAATGTATTGATAATAGACACAGATGGAAAGATAGGTATAGGAACAGTGAGTCCAGCAGAAAAATTAGAAGTAGTGGGTAAAATTGCAAGTTCTATTGCTTCTGACATCGATTTTGATACTGATGAAGTTTTATCTACTGGAATAGTTGCTTCTTATGGATTATTGATAGTAAGAGAATCTACTTCTGGAATAACAGGAACGTTTAGAATAGAAAATCAAACAGTAGTTAATATATCTTCTAATGCTTTATTTGCTATTGTAAAAGACAATGCTTCTACTTACAATGTATATTGGGAAACTGACCAATTTAAAGTTCAAAATAAAGTAGGAGATAATAAAAATATTAAAGTAGGATTTTACGGACTTTAATTAATAGAAAGTAGGGATAAGTGAACGAATTAGAAAGAACAACAAAAAGATTAAGAAATTTGCCACAATATAAAAATTATACTCAAGAAGAATTAAATAAAATTGCTCAAGAAAAAATAGAGAGAGATAATTTATTGAGTTCATTAACTTTTTGTTTACCAGAAGAAAAAGAATATGCTACAAAACTTTTAGAAGGTTATTTGAATGAATCTTCTTTTGAAAATTTTAGCGAGAGGGATACCTTATCTCAATTAATTGGTTTGGAAATTTTAGCCGAAAGAATAAAAAAGTATTTAGCCACAGAATACGGAAAAGCAAATCCATGTATTCCTGTGCAAATGGTTCAGCAATTAAATGATTTGAATACTCAGATTTTAAATTTAAAAGAAAAATTAGGGTTAGTAAGAAAAGAAAATCAAGAATCAGAATTAAAAGAAGTATTAGAATCTTTGAAAAGAAAAGCACTAAAATATTTTGAGGAGCATCAGGGATGTAATGTTGTAAAATGCCCCCATTGCCAAAATTTATTTTATCTTTTATTAAAGACCGAACATTTAACTTCAGAAAAATGTAAGTGGTTTCGTAATACAATTTTATACAATAAAGATTTATTTGATTTATATCATAATAAGAGAATAACAAAAACAGAATTAGCTAATATTTTAGGAGTAGCAGAATTATATATCGACAAACTTTATGACAATTTATATTTAAAAGAAAAATCAGAAAATGATAGATAAAATAAGTAACGAAGATTTAATTTTATTTTCAATATTAAGACATCCTATTTCGGCAACAGAAGTGTTGTTTTCTGATTTAGGAAATTTGTCATTATTTGATGAAAATAAATATAGCGAAGTACGTAAATATCAATATTTTTATCTTTCTTGGGATTCTTTGCTCTTTGAAAATTCTAAACTATCTGAAGACGAACTTTTTCGATTAAAAAACGGAATGTCGGAAGCCTACATATTGGGTGGAAGGTTAACAGGAAAATCTCTTATAGGTTTAATAGTTGATGTATTATTATCATTATTTAATAATATATTTAAAAAAGGTTCGATTTCTAGTGCAGACGCCGAAAAAATAAAAAAAGTAATGGAACAAATTTTTGTAGCATTAGAATATCATCCAATTTTTAAATTACTAAATATAAGAGCAAAAAGAAATCCTTATCAAGCATTAGTTCCAAATGGTGCTTGCTTAGAATCTGTTAATAATAACGTTGCAGGAAAAAATCCAGGTGGTAATTATCATGGTCGCCATGACGAAAGAAATTGGGAAGAAGAATCTTCTTATTTAACTAATCAGATTACAAGAGAAAAATTAATGGCTCAAGCTGAAATAGGATGTATTCATCATTATACAGGAATGACAACCTTCTCAAAAGAATCGCCAATGGGGAAAAAATACTATGATTTTAAAAATAAAAGCAAAATAATTAATTTTCCCTCTTATATTAATCCTACTTGGAATGAAGAAAAAGAAGAAGCAGCAATAAAAGAATTTGGTGGAAAAAGTTCATCTGGTTATCAAGTTCAGATAGATGGAATAGTTATAGAAAATGGCGAATCGGTTTATGATATTGAGAGAATTAGAGAGACATATATCAAAGATAAAGATGGTGTGCCGATTCTCATAAAATGTTTCGAAATAAATAAAATAAATTTTATTAGACATAAAGAAATAATTATTATCGACAAACCAATTAATGCAGAATTATGCGGAATTTATACAGATGTCGGAGAAGGCGGTGCACCAACAGAAATCATCGTTCTTTTTCAATCAAATGGGATTTATAAATATACTTATAATATCACCACATTTAAATTAACACCAGACGAAGATAAAGAAATACATGAATTTATTATTGATACTTTGCAAGCAAATGTTATAGGTATCGATACTACCTCTGGTGGTGGTAAGGCATTGTTTTGCTCTTTAGCAACAAAATACAACAAACCAGATGAAGAACATGTTTTTGGAGTTTCGTTTAACGAGAAAATTCCTATAGATTTTGAGAGAGACCAAAAGACAAACTCTATTAAATATGATTCAAAAGGAAAACCCATTCATAAGGAAGAATATATAATAGATTGGAGCATCCAAGTTTTGAAAAGAATTTTTTATGGTAAAAAAATAAAATGTCTAACAGATATGAAGCTCGATTCTCAATTTGATGGAATTATAGTAATGAAATCTGGACAACGAACAGTATATGGAAGTAAAACTGCTAATCATTTGCACCAAGCGTTTCAGGTTATGAGTATAGTTCACTGGAATACAGAATTTAAAAATATACAACCTATTCAGACAAAAAAAACTGGAATGGGAGTTTTTTAAAAATAAAAGGAGATAAAAATGGCAGGAAGTAGCGGATTAGCCAGTGGATTGTGGGAAGCCTTCTTAAATTATCTTTATTCATCTGGAAATGTTAAAGTTCCTTCCGATTTTCATGAACGTTGTGGAAAAATAGAAGAAATGTTAGATAACGATATTTCGGGGATTATTTCTACTCTGGTAGATTATTCTATCAATTCTTCTTCTGAGGCAATTTTAAAAGTAGAGTGTTCTGAGGAAACTTTAGAAAAATTATTTAATTTATGGTTATCAAGAATCAATTTAAATATTAATGGAGTTCCTACTGGTCTCCAAGAACTTGCCAAAGAGTATTATAAGGAGCGTTGGGCTAGTTCTTCTCTTTGCTTAATGCGAGTTAGTAATTGGGAAACTATTTCTATCGGCAATACTTCTATAAAAGTTCCTACACTACTTTATTTTGTTAATGGAGCTTCTATTTATATCGATAGAAAAAACGAGAAAAATTTTAAATTAGGAACTGATGAGTATTATTTAGATGAAGCAAAAAAGAATAAAATACCTAAAAATGATAAAGAGCAAATAATTGTTCAGAAGCCTTTTGCAAGATGGTTTAGTAAGTATCCATCTCCTTATTTAGTAAAAAAAGGCATACTAAAGAATTGGTTGGCAATGGAAATTCTGGCATCTAAAGGAGATGAAGCAGTTTCTAAAGTTTTGCCTTATTTATTCCAGATTACAAAGGGAACTGAGAATATGTATTTGCAAGATAAAGGCAATTATACTGATGAAGAATTAAAAACTTTATTAGATAATTTCAAATCAGCAGTAGAGCGTTATAAAAATGAAAAAGGAAAATTACCTGCAAATGCTATTCCTTTTGACCAAAAATATGACCATTTAATTCCTGACCTCTTACCTATATTAAGGGAGGAGCTTTATAGGCAAGGGTATAGGGCTTTGATGTCGGGTCTTGGATTTGTTGATTTAATTGAGATAGCACAATCACGCCAAGAAACAAGATTAAATCCCCGCCCCTTTATCGCAGAGATTAATTCTGGGGTTTCGGATTTCAAATCCATGTTAATGGATGTAATACAATTGATTATAACAGAAAACAAACTCGACCATCGCAAGTTATTTTCTGACAGTAAATATCTGAAAATTACCAGTACTCAATTAAAAATCAATGTACAAATAATTCTCGACCAATTGAGGTCGGCGTTCATTTATGGTGCAATTTCTTATGAAACTTATCATGAAGCATTACAAGTTGACCATGAGTGTGAAACTCAAAGGGCTAAGAAAGAATGGGATGAAGGATTAAGAGAAATTTATTATCCTAGAGTTATACAAAACACCGAAGATAAAGGAATCGATACAAATATATCACCAGCACCGAAAATAACAAAGAAACAAGAAGAAAAACAAAAAGAAAAAGAAACTAACCCCACAACAATGACTAAATCAGAAATTGAAGAGAATTTAGAAACAAAGCAAATAGCAAAATGCAAAAAATGTGGTTATGAATTCGATTATTTATCTATTCCAGAAGCAGGAATGGGATGGGTAAAATGCCCTCAATGCGAAGAGGCAGTTACACAGGATGATGTGATTATCGCTCCTTATGATAAAGATAATCCTCCTGCATTTTTAAAAAAATATCCTAAAGGTGCTCAAGAGGTATTTATAGAAGTTTTTAATAAATCCTTACCAAAAGGAGAAGATTATGCCTATCCTGTGGCATGGACAGCCCTTAAAAGATGGCTTAAAAAACATGGTTATAAAAAAGTAAATGATAAATGGGTGAAATCCGAAGAGGAGACAAAATAATATGCAAAATAATAACAAACTTATAGCAGAAGCACTATTAGAAATAGCAAAAAGAGGAAAAACTACTTTTTTAGAGGTAGGAAAAGAAGATAAAGAACTAATTGAAGCTGCTAAAAAAATAGGAATTGAATTACCTTCTCCAGATTTAATGGTAATGAAAACTGTTTATGCAGAAATCGATAAAGTAAATCTAAATGGAGTTATTCTTCCTAAAAAAGCAGTTGAAAAAGGATTGCCAACTTTAATTGGAAAACAATGTAATTGGGAGCACAATGGCTCTGGATTTGTATGTGGATTTACCATTTCTGCAAAAATAAATGAAGATAAAATAGAAACTATTAATGTTCTTTTTAAATCATTATTTCCCGACCAAGCAGAAGAATTAAAAGAAAAAGTAAAATCTGGTGAAGCTGCTGTAAGTTTTGAAATCTGGAATAAAGACCCAATAACTAAAAAATCAGTAGTCAAAGAATTGGATAATGGATTTAGAGAAATAAATCCAATTATTTTTCATGGAACGGGAGTTTTGCTTAGCCATGCTCCTGCCTGTCCAAAAGCTAAGATTTTTAAATTAATAGCAAAGACAGAATTACAAGAAGCAGAAAAGATAATCAATAAAGTCTTTGAACAAGACTTAATTTACGCTCAAATGGCTTTAGAAGAAACAGAAGAAGCATCTTACGAATGTGAATGTTTAAAATGTGGTAAGATTATTACTTCTGATAAACATTGTAAAGATATTAAATGTCCAGAATGTGGTGGAGAAATGAGAAGAAAAGACCGCCCAGGAAAAGGACAACCAACTGAAAAATCAGAAAATAAAGAAAAGGAGGAAACTAAATCTACTATGTTAAAAGATTTATTTGCCAATGTTACTAAGGAAGAGGAAATTACATTTGATTTAGCAATGGCATTTTATTATTCTTCTGAGGAAGAGCAGAAAGAATTAACAGAAGATGCTGCAAAATGGACTCGCAAATTTATCAATAGTTTGCCCGATTCAGCATTTGCTGCAATCGAACCTGCTTATCCTGAGAAAGTTGAAGATAAAAATTGTAGACATCTCCCACATCATAATGGTGAAGGAGATTTGGGAAAAGACAAATCAAATGCAAATTTAGATTTGCCCCATTATAAAAATGCGTTAGCCAGAGTAAATCAAATAAAACCCGTTAGTGATTCTATTTCTGCTGAAGATTTGCAGAAAAAAGCAAATGCTCATCTTGAAAGACATAAGGATGCGTTAGAAAAAGCTGAAGAAAAAATAGAAGTTAAACTTCCTGAAGAAACCAAGACTGAAGAAAAAGCAACCGAAACCCAGGTAGCTCCTGCTACTACTGAAACGAAAGTTGAAGAACCTAAAGTCGAAGAAACGAAGGAAGTAAAAGCTCAAGAAGTGCAAGTAATTGAGCCTAAAATAATTGTTAAAGTTACAAGCGAGTATCGTGAAGTAAGAATTTCTATTTATGTCGATGGAACTCCATCTGGAACAGAAGAAATAAAAGGTTATACTAAAAGAGTAACTGAATATAAAGATGGAACTAAAGATGAAGTATCTGAAGAAGTAGAAATAAAAAAGAAATATGACTTTGCTGAATTAGAGCAAGCTGTCAATAAAGCCAAAGAAGAATTAACAAATCTTCATAAAGTCGAACTTGAAGCTAAAACTAATGAAGTAAAAGTTGCTCTTGAACAAAAGATAACAGAAAAAGAAACAGAAATATCTAATCTAAAAAAAGAACTTGATGCGAAAGCTCAAGAAATAGCAGAATTAAAGAAACCTAAAGTTGAAGAAGCAAAAGAAGAACCTACAGTAGAAGTAGGAGATGTATCACAAAAAGAAAAAGATAATCAATACAAAGAGCGTCAAAAAAAGATAAATCTAAAAGCCTACGGGCACGAATAAAAAGATAAGCAAAAGGCAATAGCCTAGCTTAAAAGATAAAAAAATAAAAGATAAAAAAGAGGATAAAATAAAAATGAATAAGTTAGAAATCAATGGTTTGGAAATTGCAAAAGTTATCGGGCAGCCTATTGATAGTAATATCCCAGTTCCTATTGAATTAACAGAAATAGCCGACATCGAAACTGCGGATTTTGGTGAAGATGTTTATTATTTTGCTGCTTATGATGACAACGTGGATACAGTTTATACTGCTGGAGCATCTGGTGAAGTTACATCAAATAAGAAATCCCCTACTGGTGCTAGTTCCTTAACATTTGTTGGTTATCAATCGGATTTAGCTTATGTTACTATTCAAGACCTTCAAAATGCAAAAGACCAGACAGCTTTAGCGAGAAAGAAATTAGCAATTACTCGTTCTATGGATAAACTTGATGTTAAAAGAATGTTGGATATTATTTTAGCTAAAGTTGACCAGAAAATTACCTGCGGTTCTGGCGAAGACCTTTATGATGGTATAGTAAAGATGGTTCATAAGATTGTTGATTATGGAGACAATTTCATTCTTTTAGTTGGTTCTACAGTTTGGGAAAAAATCAACACTTATGATAAAGAAAATGCTGACAATTTCAATTATAGAGTTGGTTTAAAAGAAATGTTAGCTGCTAATGGTATAAAGGTAGTGAAAGTTACTGGTTCGACAGTAACATTAGATACTGGTTCTGCTCTTCCAGTATTGGCTGCAACTAAAGCTATCATGGTAGCAAGAGATTCTAAACTTAATGTTGGTGGAAAACCTTGCTTATTTGTAAGACGCAAAATTAATCCTGATGTAGCTACATTATTGGGTATCGAACCTGATAAAGCTGAAAGATTAATTACAACTATCGGTGGACTTCAAGTTATAAATAACAGCAAGAACATTTTAGGTTATGGTGTGGTTGGATATGAATGTGCAATCGAAGCTCTTGTAAATTATAAAGCTGTATCGTGGAGCGATGATTTAAATATTTAAACTTCTGATAGATGAGGGAGGAAAATTTTCCTCCCTCCCATAAAATATCAGAAAGGAAATAAATGATTAGGCGATTGCAATTAAAAGATAAGATTTCTTTTTATGAATTTGTTAATAGATGTAATGATTGTTATTTTGATTTTTATGTAACAATTGAAAAAGAAAGAAAATTTCCAAAAGAAAATTTAAAACTTATAGAGAAACTTTTAAAATATCAGGAAACATACGCAGTTGAAGAGAAAGAAATTAAAGGAATTTTATTGATTTATAGAAGTAAAGGATTTCGACTTTATATAAAAATCCTCGTTGAAAAAATAGATTTTGCTTATGATTTATTGAAGTATTTGAATTGGAATTTTTCTCAATACGAATTATATGCTAAATTTAAAAAAGAAAATCCAATAACAAGAATAGCACAATTAAAAAATAAATTAGGATTTCCCAAATATGGATTTGGTTTTTATAAAAGCAGAGGGCAAGAAGTTTTATTAATCCATAAAAAACAGGAGAAAAAGTGAATAAAGAAGAAAAGAAATTATATAAAAGGAAATATTATAAAAAGAATAAAGAAAAAATTTTAAAACGTGCAAAAGAACACTATGTAAAAAATAAAAAAAGACATCTGTTATTAAGTAAAATATATAGATTAAAACATAAAAAATATTTTAAAGATTATATGAAGTATTATGGAGAGAAATATTATAAAACACATAAAAAACAGATTTATGAACGAATGAAAAAATATCGAGAAAAAAATATAAAATTAATTATTGAGAAAAATAAAATATATCGATTATTAAACAAAGATAAAATAAAAAAAAGTTCTGAATTGTATTATTTAAAAAATAAAGAAATAATATTAAAAAAACTTGTTAAATATGTTAGATTTAGGAAAAGAAATGATTTAAATTATAAGATTACAAGTTATTTAAGAAGTAGAATATGGGCAGTATTAAAAGAAAATAAAAAGACTAATTCAACTATAAAACTCATTGGTTGTTCTATAGATTTTTTAAAGAAGCATCTCGAATCTAAGTTTAAACCAAATATGTCCTGGTCTAATTATGGCAAATGGCATATAGACCATATCCGACCATGTGCCTCATTTGACCTTAGCAAGCCAAGCGAGCAACGCAAGTGCTTTAATTATACTAATTTACAACCATTATGGGCTAAAGAGAATTTACAAAAAGGAGATAAATGTGAATAATATAATTTCTAAATTGAGAGATTTAATTGATGATGGATATAAATTCGTCAATGAATCTCAGGAGTATTTTGGGTCGTCTAAAATATTTACACTTCAATATGCTAATATAGATGCTACTACATTAATTGTAAAAAAGAATGGAACAATTTGGGCAGGAACAAATTATTCTTATTCATCTTCGACAGGAAAAGTTACAGTAACAGGAACTCTCACATCAGGAGATGTATTGACTTTTGAATATAACGCCTATGAGAAATATTCGGATTCAGAACTCAGGGCTTACATAAGAAATGCAATTTATCATCTTGCTATAGAAAAATATAAAGTATTTACAGCTAAGTCTGATAATATAATTTTCCCGACTCCTTCTGAATCTGAAGAATGTCTTTTATCTATTGTTGCTGCAATTTTAATAAAAGGAAATATTCGGCAATACAGGACTCCCGAATTTACTATAGTATTTGATACTGATAATATGTCAGTAGAAAAAAAAATCAAGGCAACCTTACAGCAATTTAAAAAGACTTTTGGGCAAATCGCCTATATTGGAACGGATGAACAATTACCAGAACCAACGGACAATTAATATGGCATTATTTATAATTTGGGATTGGTGGCGAACAGGGAATTGGTATTATTGCTTACTGTATAAAGACGGAGAACTTTATTTTAGCGAAGCAGAAATTTCAGAAGAATATAGAGAAGAAGAAAAATGGAAAAAAGAGTAGATATAGATAAAAAATTATTAATGTATAAATATATAAAAGAATTAAAATCTAGTTATGTAATATCTTTAGAATTAAAAACATGTTCAGCAACCATTACAAATTATCTACATAGATTTGGAATTAAAATAAGAACGAGAAGCGAAAATACCAAATTACAAAAAAGAAATTTAAAATATGAGAATATATTAACTTACGAATATTTATATACTGAATATATAATTAATAAAAAATCAGTAAATAAAATTTCAGAAGAAACGAAAGTAGATAATAGCGTAATTTATAGAAGAATAAAAAAATACAATATACCAATGAGAACAAGTCAAGAAGCAAATACAGGAGAATTTTTTAGTGATAAAAGAAGAAAACAACTATCAGAAGCAAGAAAAGGAAAATGTTTAGGCTCAGATAATTTTAATTATGGTCATAAATGGACTAAAGAACAAAAAGAAAGACAAGGTATAATAACACAAAAAGCAATGGACAATGAAGAAATAAAAAAAAGAATGAGTGAAAATCATGCAGATGTTAATGGCGATAACAATCCTATGTATGGAATTCATAGATTTGGCGAAAAAGCTCCTTCTTGGATTGATGGAAGAAGTTATGAACCATATCCTTTAGAATTTAGATTGATAAGAGAACAAATTCGCAAACGAGACAATTATACTTGTCAGAATTGCTCTATGACTGAAGAAGAACATTTAATAGTAATTGGTAATGTTTTAGAAGTTCATCACATTGATTATAATAAGAAAAATTGTGTTGAAAATAATTTAATTACGCTCTGTAAACAATGTAATTTAAGGGCGAATAAAAACAGAGATTATTGGCAGAAATTATACAAAACTAAACTTTTGGAGAAAGTAAATGCCAGATAAACGAATTAATATTTTTAATATATTAAGACAAGAAAATAAGTTACAAAAGATTTTATTATATAACGCCCAGAGCGTATTAACTGACCCGTATGAACGGACAACTGAAAAAAATTTTATACAACCTATCGCTATAGATGCTTTAGTGAGAGATGTATCTGTAGAAGCATTAAAGTGGGCTTATTATGGAAATATCCCCATTGGCTCAAAAGAAATTATTATAGAAAAAAGACATATCAATACAATTAAAGCTGCCGATAGAATAAAAATCGGAGAAGAATATTTCAAATGTTACAAAGATGACCAAAAAGGATTTGGAATACTTTCTCGACAAGATTATTTAGTAGTAATTTTAGAGAAAAAAGTAATAAATACATAAGGAAATGATAAATGCCTAAAACATTTACAATTCGGATTACAAAAAAAGGGAAAGACCCTCGTCAATTTATGCGGGAAGTTTCTGCTCGTATTTATCCAGAGCTTCAAAATCAGATTATTTTATCATCTCAAGCCACTGCTGAAATAATGAAAAAAATTCTCGAAGGTTCTGGATTTAGATTACAATCATTAGCGAATTCAATAGGAGTAGATGTTCTTTCTACACCCGCAGGAGTTCATGTAGGAATAGGGAATATTAATAATTTTCCAAAAGGAAAGAATGGACAAACTTATTGGGAAGCATTTAATGACGGATTTAAGCCAGGGGCTGCAAATGCTTTTCTTCCTTTAGGAGCTTTTCCTGATGGTGCTCCCGATAGTTCAAAAAGCGGTGGAAAATGGTTAGTAGGAGCAGGTGAATATACTTTTTTTGATAAAAATACAAATAAGAAACCAATTCCTCCATTAAGATTTGTAGATATAGCTTATTCTGATTTGGTTGCTTATATACAAAAAGAAATTTTAAAATTTTCAAAAAATTTAGAACAAGCGAGTAAATAATATGGCATATAGACTAAGTAGGAATGTAGAGGCTTCTGTAATCGATAAAATTACCGCAGATTTAGTAACCGATGGCTGGACTGGAATTTATTGCGAGAAGGTCTTTTCGGAAATTTATGAAGGACATTTTCCCGCTATCTTAGTCAATGTTACAGACCGCCCAGAAAAAAGATTAGAAGTAGGAAGCGATGGATTAAGTGATTTTGTAAATATAGAAATTCGTATTTTTGCAGAAAATGATGGGCAAAAATTAGATTTGGCTGATTGGATTCTTCCAAAAATAATGACTGGAATAAATTATTATACTTATAATATTACAGGCGGAATAGTATCAGAGAAAATTTTAGCAGGAAGAATTTCAGTTTTAGAAATTACTGCCAATCGTAAGGAACTTGCAAATCTCGAAGGATTGGCAAAGGAAGATAAATATAGACATTTAATAAGTGTAAGAGCGAGAGTAGCATTATAGGAGATAAAATGATTAATTTATCTTATATAGGTATAGGATTATCATTGGTAACTACAATTTTTAATGGTGTTATTTTTATTTTGATTAAGATGAATGATTTAAAACATCTTGAATTATCAGTAAAAGAATTAAAAGGATTTATACAAAAACTTGATGATAGAATTGATAAATTTGGTGAAAGAATAGCGAGAATTGAAGGAAAAATAGGAATAACGGAATAAGATGAAAAAACGAGATAAATTAGGTAGATTTTGTTCTTTGAAAGTTGATATAAAAAATCTTTACGATTTATATGTTATACAAAAAATTTCACCAACTAAAATTGCTAAATTATTGAAAATAAGTAATCATACAATTTATGATAAAATACATGAATTAGGATGGTTTAAAAAAATAACTACAAGAAACAATTGTTTAATTTGCGGAAAATTAACTTTTTATAAATCAAAATACTGTATAAATTGTTATAAATTTATAAGGAAACAAAATTCTAAAAAATATTTTTGTAAATGTGGAAATGAAATTACCAGAAGCAGTAAATCTGGATTATGTAAATCTTGTTCGCAAAGAAAACAGAATTTTAAACCGTATTGGACAGGAGATACTAACAAAAATATAACAATTAAACATCATATAGATGGAAACAAAAAAAATAATAAAGAATCGAATTTTTTGAAAATTGCTCAAGGAAAACATAGAAGTTTACATTGGCGAGGATACGAATATTTAGTTGAAATAGGATTAATTTATGATTATTTAAAAGATTTTTGTTTGAAATATGAAATTGTCGATACAAAAGATAAAATCGACGGTAAGGTGGTGCATCATATTGATTGTAGTAGAGAAAACAATAATGAAGATAATTTTATGTATTTAAAAGATAAAAAAATACATAACAAATTGCACCAAGAAGCATACTTATATTTAGTAAGGATAAATAGAGTAAATGACTATATCAGTTGGTTTCTTCTTAGAGAAGAAGAGAAATTACCAAAAACTGAACCTATTGAAGAGGCTAAAAAGTCATAACTCATTTAAAACAAAGGAGATATAGAGATGATTAAAGGCAATGCGAGTGTTTGTCGTGTGTATCCCTGGAATTCAGACCGAGACCCTTCCCAGGTGGACAGGGTTACGGAAATTTCGGGAGATATAACTCTTAATCAGGAAAAATTATACGAATTGGGCAGAACATTAAAGTTAGGGGTTCATAAACTTATACCTTCTTGTCCTGTAACACTTACTCAGAATGAATATGGTTCAATGGCTTTTTGGAGAGATTTAGCTAACATCGTAGACCCTGCTTCTGGAGCATTGGATGAATCTGTAGATTTGGATGATTTAAAATCTACTCGTTTTGACATAAGTGCTTATTTGACAGATGAGGATGGAAGTTTTAAGGGAACGGTTTATTTTCCGAAACAAAGATTAAGTGGATTCACGATTAATATTGCAGACCCAGATGCAATGGTTACACGAAGTTTCGATTTGGCTGGTGAACAATGTAGAATAATTAAGGATAATTATTTAGCTTTTCAGAAAGCAACAAATTCAGTTCCAGGAATAGAAACAATTGTTTTATCACCTGTTGCAATAGAATATGCTGCTGGAAAATACATTTATAGAGTATTAAGAGTTCGTTCAGGTGTTGTTAGTGAATTGGTAGAAGATACTGCTTCTCCTTATGCTGATAATACTTGGAGATACTCGGCAGGTTCGGTTATTGTGCAGACTTGCGAAGTTGGAGACATTATAAAAGTATTTTATCCTGCTGCTACAGCTTATACTACTTTATGGACTGACAATGATGTAGATTCTGATGCTTTATATGCAGACCAGTGTACGATTTATTTAAAAATAGGTGCAGGAGATAATCAGCAAGTTTATCGTTTACAGAGTGTAGGTATCGATGTCGTTTTGGAAAGAGCAGATTATAAGGAAATAGGAAATACTGAAGTGGTTCAGACTGGTGTAAAAAGTAAAACAGTTACAGTAACTCTTGGTCGCATCCTAGAAGACTTTTCTATAGAAGAGATACTCGGAAATATAGGTGCTTATAAAGATATAGATGTTGAAAATTTGGTAGATACAATATCAATGACGGTAAAAATTTATACCACTAATGAAAAAACAAGTTTTAAGATGGGGTATAAAATTACTGGGCTTAGCCCAACAGCACTCAAACCTTTGGGTGCGAGACCCGAAGATATGGACTCGGCGGATGATACTCTTGAATCTGACAATTTTATGGTAACTACCGACGAATCGGAACTTTAATAATTTGAAGGGGTTATGTAAATAGCCCCTTCCCAAAAAAATATGAGCAAAGCAAAAATAATAGAAAAGGAATATCTTATTAAAGAATATTCCATTAATAAGAAAACAGGTAAAGAAATTGCTACTAAATTGAATCGTTCTTTTGCTGCTGTTTATCGTTATTTAAAAAAATACAATATTAAAATAAGAACTACCGCAGAATCTTTAAAAGGTAAATATATAGGTAAAAAAGCATGTCATTACATAAATGGCATCAGTATTAATCCTCGTTATTGCCCTGATTGTGGAAAAGAAATAAAAAGATGGGATGCTAAAAAATGCAAATCTTGCTCCCATAAAAAAGGCAGAAAAAAATACTATTGTATAGATTGTGGAACAGAAATATATCCAAGATTTCTACGATGCAAGTCTTGTTCTCGAAAAGGAAAATTACATTGGAATTGGATAGAAGATAGAAATCTCATGGAATATGGTGATGAATTTGATTCTTCTTTAAAAGAACAAGTTAGATTTAGAGACCATTATAAATGTCAATTATGCGGTTGTTCTCAGTTAGAAAATGGAAGGCAATTGGATGTTCATCATATAGACTATAATAAGAGAAATACTGATTTTAATAATTTAATTAGTCTTTGTAGAAACTGCCATGCTAAAAGTAATTCAAACAGAAATTATTGGTATAATTTTTATTCGGAAAAAATAAAATTTTGATAAGTAAGTAATATTTTTAATCGGTAAGGTAAGGTAACTATTTTTTATAAAAAAATTAAGCCCTATCTTACTTAGATTGGGCTTTTTTATTAGGAGTAAAATGATTCCAATTTCACTTTTAACAAAAGGATTTATTTCAGCAGAAGATATAAATTATTATCTTCCTTTTGAAATTACTATAGATTATGGAGAAAAGATTATTGAAGTTTTAGTAGAAGATGAAACTTTAGATATTGTAATTGAACAAGAGAATATAAATATAGAAGCTGGTCAGGAAGATATTGAAGTTATTTTAGACCAGCCAAATGTAACTGTACAAGATTAAGGAGATAAAAAATGGCAAATGATATTACATTAAAAACTCAGGAACAAAAAGTACTTTCGTTTACTTTTAAAGATGCTTCAGGAACTATTATCAATTTAACAGGGGCTACATTTTCTTTAGTAGTCAAAGACTCAGGTGGCACAGCAGTAATTACTAAAACAGATACAGATTTTGATAAAACTTTAGTGGTTTCAGGAATTGTAAAAGTAACCCTAACTTCAACAAATCTAAATCAGGCTGCTGGTTCTTATAACCTGGAATTAAAAACTATTTTTACAACAGGTGAAATAGACAAAAGTACTACTTTTTCATTAAATTTAATTCAGGCATTAACTAAATAAAAAGAGGAACAAAAATGGCTAATAAACATTATGACTATAATACTCCTGCGGAATATACATATAATTCCGCTAAAATAGAAGTTAGCGGAGATTTAGCTACTTTAAAAGAAAATTTATCTAATGTATATGCTCGCTGGCATTTAAACGAATCTTCTGGTATTGTAGTTTCTGATTCATCAGGAAATAGTAGAAATGGTACTGCTATTAATATGGATGATTCTAATTGGGTTAGTGGAAAGTTAGGCAATTGTCTGTCATTTAATGGAATTAATGAATACGTAGAATTTGGTAATATATTTAAGATTAGTAAAACTACTCCGTTTAGTTTAGCATGTTGGTTTAAAACATCAAATGGTTGCCCAACCAGTACTTATGGCATGATGATGGGTAAACAAGGATTTATATCTTCGCAAACAGGTTATTCATTTGGAATGAATACAAATGGTTCAATATCAGTACGGTTAGTTTATTCCGTACCTTCTAATCAATTCATTCATGTAACGTCAATCTCAACAGGATGGAATGATAATTCATGGCATCATATTGTAGTTACATATAACGGAAATGGTTTAGCTTCAGGTATTCAGGTATATATCGATAATTCTTTACAATCATTAACAATTATAAAAGATACTTTAGGCACAGGAGATATAATAGTAAATTATGATTTTCAATTAGGTGCAAGAGATGCGGTTGGAGATTATTATGGTGGATTGTTGGATGAATGTAATATTTATAATAAAGTATTAACTGTTGCAGAAATTGCTTTTATATATAATTCTGGAATAGGAAGAGAAAACTGGTATTATTTTTCTGATAAACCAACTATACGACCAAATGCCTCTTGGCAAGTAATAGGCATAGCTAATTGGTTTGCATTTAATGAAACTTTAGGCGTAGGAAATGAAGGAAGTATAGGTTACAATATTAGTGATGATGATGGAGTAACATGGTATTATTGGAATGGTAGTGCTTGGATTTCTGGTGGGGATTCAAGCCATTATAATTCTTCAATCATAATTGGTGCAAATATAGAAACATTTTCCATTATAACAGAAAAAATATTATTTAGAGCTTTTTTAATAAGTAATGGAACTCAAAAATGTGAATTAGATAACAACGAAATTGTAGCAACAATAGGAGAGCCACCAAATGTTTATGCAGGAACAAACAAAACATGTAAAGACCACCAAACAATAAAACCATTTAGTGATGCAGCTATTTCTGACCCAAATGGCGACATTGAATTAGCACATGCTTATTATGATATAGAAGGAAGTGGATTTATTGAAATTCCTAAAAATGGTTATGGAACTTTGCAAGAAGCCATAAGAAATTATGAATATACTTTTAATAATATAGGAACAATAAACTGCATTTTAAAAATAACTGATGAAGAATTTATTTCAAATCAAGACAATTTGGATATTGTAGTAAGTAAATATACAAAAATTATAAATGTAAAAGATAGTATTACAGATGAGCATTTATTAAATTTTTTATTTGACCCTGGTGATGGAACGCCTCCAGCTTATTATGATAGCCCTTTTTCTTATTCGTGGGAATACGGAACTTATGAGATAATATTAATAAAGATAGATTATTATGATAAAAAACAATCTATATCTGTTATTAATGAACATGTCCTAAATCTTAATTTAACTGAACATGCTTCGACAGCAATATGTAAAGCATCAGTAGGTTTATTGACTTGCGAAAATACTTTAGCTATTTGTACTTGGTTAGAAATTAATGGTTCAAGAATAACAACTCCAACTAATTGTGAAATAGAATTAAAAGATAGCAATGGAGTAACTAAATATCATCCAACAATAAATAATACCCCAACTTCTGAAGGTGTATTTTTATTTCATAGAACACCTGATGAATTAGATGACCAAGAAGTGTATTATTTACATGCTACTATTTGCTATAATAGTAATTATTATTCGTCAATTATTGCAGTAAATGAATTAATAAAAGATTTATCTACTAATATAAATGCAATAAAAGAAAGAACAGATAATCTTCCAGATGACCCAGCAAGTGAAACTAATGCAACTGCAAATAAGAATGAAATAATTGCTGAAATAGAAGGAATAAGTTTAGATTTATCAAATTTAGATACAGAAATTAAGAGAATACTTGGTTTAACACAAGAAAATTTTCGTATAACAGCAACAACTTATAATGCTTCTGGATTATTGACAAGTGCAACAACAAAAATTTACCCGACAAAGGCAGACTGCGATGCGAACACAAATCCGATAGCTACTTATTTATTAACAGCAGTTTATGATGTAAGTAATAATTGTACTTCTTATAAAATGACAAAGGAATCTTAATGGAAAATAAAGTATTATTAGACCTTAATTTATTAAAATTTATGTTAGAATCAGAATCCAAGAAGCTCGTAGGTAAGTTGATGAAACGATTCGAGCTTTCTGATGATAAAGAAATAATAAAAAAAGAATGTAAGGAATTAATCTACGAATCTTTTCGGGATATAAATGATTCTTTAATTAATGGAAAAATGTTATTTGAGTTTAAAAAAGAAAAGGAGTAATGTATGGAAAAAGAATTATTACGTAAGGAAGAAGCAAAGAAAATGGCAAAGGAATTAAATGATAAGTATCAATTAGACCTCGTTGCCGAAATGATTAAAACCAATACTATATCTTTTTCTTTTAAAGATAAGGAATATCGAGTTAGATTACTCAATCAAAAAGATAAAGACGAATTGGATTTATTTCGCAGACGCAAGTTTGGAGAATTATTGCAAGATAAAAATATCCTTTTTGAATCTGAATTAATTAGATTATACAAAGAAAAAGGAATAGACATCGAAAAAGAAATAGATGAAAAAGTAAAAAAACTATTAACCGAATTAAACGATAAAAGAATGAAATTAGGAGAAGCATTAGAAAATAAAGAGCCAGAATCAATACTCAAAACCTATGCCGACGAAATAGAAGAATTAGAAAGAGAAATAAATGGATTGTCTATTCAAAAAACAAATTTATTAGAAAATTCTTTTGAAAAAACTTTAGAAAATCAAGTAATAAAATGTTTATCTTATTTATCTCTGGAAATAAAAGTTAATGAAGAATATACGAGAGCCTATAATAAAATAGAAGATTTTTTGAAAGCAGAAGAAGATTTGATTGGAAAAACAATAACTTATTCAATGGCTCTAAATTATAGGATTTAAAATGAAAAAAATATGTTCTATATGTAAAAAAAAGTATAAAGTAAAATTCCCCAACATTAATCAAAAAAGTTGCTCTAAAGAATGTAGTAAACAAGCAAAAAAAGAGTATCATAAAAATTATCGCCAAGAACATAAACAAGAAATTACGAAATATCAGCAAGAGCATAAAAAAGAAGCAAAGCAATATTATAAAATCAATAAAGAACAAATTTTACAAAGATATAAAATATATCGTCAAAATCATAAAAAAGAAATAAAAAATTATCGTTTAGAACATAAAGAAGAAATAAAACAATATCATAAAAACTATAAGGAACGACGAACTAAACACATTAAAAATAGAAAGAAAACTGATATTAATTTTAGATTATCTTGTTATTTAAGAACTCGTGTTTGGTCAGCTTTAAAAGGAATTAATAAATCTAAATCCACTATAAAACTTCTTGGTTGCTCTATAGAAAAATTAAAGAAACATCTTGAGAAACATTTTAAACCTAGAATGTCTTGGGCTAATTATGGTAAATGGCATATTGACCACATTAGACCTTGTGCTTCTTTTGACTTATCTAAGCCAAGTGAACAATTCAAGTGCTTTAACTATAAAAACTTGCGACCTTTGTGGAAGGCAGAGAATTTATCGAGGTCTAAAAAAAGTTATGAAAATGGATAACTCATTAATTGAATTAGCTAAATCTGTTGAAATGCAGAATCTTTTTTCTGCTGCAAAAGATATAAGTAATATAAAAATTTTTGAAAATAATATGAATTTTTCAAAAATTCAGATGATATTTTTAAGTTATTTATATATATTTAATAATTTATATACCGATATTATGCTTAAAAAAGTTTCAAAAAAAGTAATCGAAAATAAAATATACTGGGATTCATATTCTTATTATAAAAGAGAGAAGCCCGAAGAAAAAAAAGGTAAAAAAGAGAGAGACATTCACCTTGTTTTTCCAAAAAAGTATAAAAAGAGGAATAAATAATGGCTACATATCAGCATTTAATCGATGTTATCTTTTCTGCTAAAAATGCAGGAAAAACTCAGGCTGAGATAGAACGGGTTTTTAAATCTATGGATAAAGGTTCTAAAGAAGTAGATACTGCCAGTAAGAAGATGGGCAATTTTGAACGAGCTATGCGTAGAGTCGCTATTGTTGCTCCAGTATGGATGATTGCAAGAGGAGCAATAATGTCTTTTTTGAGAGGATTTTCAGAAGGTTTTAAATATATGGAAGATTTTAATGCTGCTATGTTAAAAGCCCAAGCAGTAACTCATGGCGTAACTGGTAGTATGAGTGAGGCAATGGCTGATTTAGGTAGTAGAATAAGAAATCTCGCCCAAGAAACTGGCGAATCTATGACTAAAATTGCTAATGCTTTTTATCAATTTGGAACAATTGGTTTTGATTATCAAAAAGCATGGGAAGGGGCTGAAGCAGCAACAAGATTTGCAATTGCTACTCAGGAAGATTCTGCTAAAGTAGCAAAGATTTTAGCTATGACTTTTAAAATTTTAGGAGATACAGTAGACCAGACTATTCCTCCTCAACAAGCAATGGAAGTTCAATTAGCTAAAATGTATAAATTATGGCAAGTTAATGCTGGCGAAGCAGGAGATTTAACCGAATCATTAAGAGCGTTTTTGCCAACAGCAAATACAATGAATCTCACTATGGATGAAACTATCGCTTTATTGTCTACTTTAAATAGTGCAGCTATGTTAGGGTCAAGAGGAGGAACATTATTAAGGACTTCATTTAGCAAATTAATAGACAACGCTGATAAATTAGCTTCTTCTTTAGGAATTTATGTGAATCCACAATTAGATACTACATTTGATGTAATGATGAAAGTTTTAAGTGCTACTAAACAATTATCAGAAGCACAGACTTTTCCTGCTGCTGCACAAGAGATTATTTCTACTATTTTTGGTGGAGTAAGAGGTGGAGAACCAATAAAAGCACTGGTAGCTTTATATGACCAATTACAAGAAAATTTAAATATATCAACCAAAGGTTATAAAGACCAGATGGGAGTATTGGATGATTATAGAAAAAGGCAAGAAGATGTTATAAATAGTGTAAGCGGTCAATTGAAAGTTTTTAGAGAATTAAGAACTCAACTTTTTGAGCAGTTTATAACTGGAACTTTAGGAACTAAAGATTTTGCAGAAGGATTAAAACAATTAAATATTGTAATGGATGAATTAGCAAAAAGAGCATTAGAAGCAGGAAATAACATAGCTAGTTTTTTTAGACTTGTTGCACATCCTATTATAGAAGTAAAAAAACAAATATCTGATATAGATAAAGATATAAATGAGTTTTGGAATAGCATAGAAGAAGGTTTGGCTGGAAAATTATCAGTAGCAAAAACTATAGAATTATCGGCAGGAATTCAAATGAAGTATCCTAAAGATACATATATGTTAGATATAGCCGATAGATTAATTGACAAAGCAGCAGAATTAGCAAAAGAAGGAGCAGTACAAGCAAAAATAGAAAAAACAATTACGGATTGGTCTGAAAAACACATTGAAAAAAAGAAGGAAGAAATAAAAGTTCATTCTAATTTATTACGCCAAATAGAGTTACAAAAAAGAGATATACAAGAACAGATTGCTATCCAGAAATTGATTAATGAAGGTTATAGCGAATCAGATATTTTGATTGCAGAAATAGCAAATGAAGTAAGCAAAATAGTTGACCAATATAATTCGTTAGATGCAATTCAAAATAGAATAGTTCCTCAATTAAGTAAGCAAGAAATGTTGACTAATGTTTTATCAGAAAATTGGGAAAAAATATTACAAACTACCAATCAACAACCTTTTGTTCAAGAAAAATTAATTGGATTAGCAAAACAAGTTAATCAAATAGAATTACGAAAAACACAAATTTTACAAAAACAACAGCAACAATATACCGACATTTATACCAAATACGAGCAAGCCGATATGTTTGAACGAGCAAAATTAAGAAGAATGTTAGAGTTAAGAAATATGAATCCTCAAGAATTAGTTCAATCATTTGAAAATTCTGCCTACGATAAAAATTTAATTATGGAATATTGGAATACTTTTACTCAAGAAGGGCAAAATGCAATAGGTAAAATAATACAAAGATTATATGACCTTCCTGAAGCACAGATAACCGCTACATTAAGTCCTTTAGGGGCTTTAGGAAAGTTTGCTGGATTAACTCCAACAATGCCAAGAGAAGAAATAAAACCAATAACAAATGTTACTAATATCGGTGCTCAAAATATGCAAGTAAATGTAGATTTAAGTGCAATGCCTACATTAGAAGAAATGGCTGAATTATTAGCTGAAGAAGTAAAAAAAGGTGTATTAAACGATGCTAGTTTTCAAGATGCTTGGGGAAGAATTTATAATATAAAAAGAGAATATAAGTAAAGGAGTAAAATAATATGGCGAATACAGTAGTAATTTTAAATTTTTCAGATGGAACACATGACTACAACTTACCGCTTGTGCAGTCTATTTCAGACCCTCAGCCAGCAATGAAGGCGACGGTGATTAAGGGAAATAGGGCGGATGGGTGTATTATAATTCCGTCAGGAAAAGAGGCTATAGAGATAAATGTAGAAGGTATTCTATTCGACGCTGATGGATATGCTGATTTAACGACTTTAATGGGAACAATGAGAACTAATGTAACTACTGACCCAGCGACTCTAACACTTAAACATTGGAATGGAGCAACTTATGTAACGGATTGGGCATACTCGGTGAGAAGAATTGACCAAATTGAATTTCCAAATAGCGATGATATGAGAACCGAAGCTCAGCCTTATCGTATAAAATTTACTGTATTTAGCTATTAATATGATAAAACATACCAATTCAAACTGTCAATGTTGTTCTTGCAAATCAAAACGAGGAGAATTTAAAGGAAAGAATCATGGTATGTATATAGATGGCAGAACGTTAAAAAAGTATTATTGCATAGATTGTAAAAAAGAACTAAGTGATTACAGAGTTAAAAGATGTAAAAATTGTAATAAAGAAAATCAAAGAATACTTATGAAAGGTAAAAACAATCCTGCATGGAGAGGTGGATTACCTAAATGCAAATGTGGTAGAGAATTAACAAGTAAAAAATATAAAAGATGTATCAAATGTCATATTAAATTTATGAAAAATTATCCTTATAATAAAGGAATAAAGAAATCAAAAAATTGGAAAGATAAAATTTCTTTAACTATGAAGAAAAAAGGGGTAACAAAAGGTAAAAATAATCCTATGTATGGTAAAGTTACTCATGGAAAATGGAATAAATACAAATCTACATGGATGAGAAGTTCTTACGAAATATCATTCGCTAAATGGTTAGATGAAAATCACATTAAATGGCTCTATGAGTCAAAAACTTTCGACTTGGGTAATACAACCTATACTCCCGATTTTTATCTGCCAGAAAATGATACTTATATTGAGATTAAAGGTTTCTGGCGAGATGATGCTAAAAAGAAATTTAATTTATTTAAGAAACAATATTCAAAAATTAAGATAGAAATATTAGATAAAATTAAGTTACAATCTTTAAGAATTATAAAATAGGAGGTTTTTTAATATGGCAACTGCTATGATTTTTTCTGTGAATTATGTCGATGCTGATGTTTCTTACACTACTACGCCAGCAGATTATATTGATGTCGATTTAACGAATGATTATCTTATTTGGTCGGCAACGTTAGATGATTTAATGACGCATGAGCCAACTGCTGACGAATTAAACGAAAATGCTACAATTATTAGCGATTCTGTTGCTACTACAATAGCTAAATGTTTGCTCATGGATTACTCGCACTCAGTTGGAGGTTCGCTGTATACTCATTTAGTTAAAGGTATGGGTGAAAATAAACGATATGTATTTGCTTTTAGATTCGATGGCATTACTGCTACCATTCCTCGTCTTGAGGCATGGGATACTTCTGCTCATTCTACAGCCAATAAAAATGTTTTAGGATTGGGAACACCTGCTAATTCAATGGTAAAAGCGGTAAAAACTACCGATGCACTTCCAGGAGCAGGATGGGCTGGAACTGCGATAGCAGGAGCATCTAATTATGTGGAATTGGATTCTGCTGTTTTGGCAGGGGCAAAAGATTTGTATTGCAACTGTAAAGTGGTTATTCCACAATCTTATGCTACACCTTCTGCGGAAACATTTTGTTTGACCGTAAGATACACCTATTTGTAGAAAGGATTATAAATGAATTTATTTACTTTAATTTTTTCTGATAATTCTAAATTTATCGGTGAAGATTTAAAAACCACTAAATGGCAAGAAATTCCCGACAAATCAATTCGTTCAATTTTTTATTCTCTTCCGTCGGGAGATATGTTATGTTTGGCTAACTTTAAAAGAATTTATCATTATATTGAAGTAACCGAAGATATAACAGGGGGACGAAGAGGTATTGTAAATTTAGAATTTTCTCATTTATTGATAGAAAGAGAAAATAAAATTTTACATTACAAGATTAATTTAAAAAATAACAATATTAATTTAGAAATTTTAGATAAAGAAGATAAGTACGTTAATTCATTAAATCCGATAGGATGGAAAAAAGGATTATAAAATGGTACAAAGACATGAATTTATTGAACGTACTTTATTTTTGATTAGGAAACTTTTAGAGGGAAATTTGCCCAAAGAAGCCACTTTAAATGAAATGAAAGATAAAACAGATGAATTAATTAGAAAATTTATAAAATAAGATGAAAAAACAAATGGCAATAATATAAATAGATACTATTGGAAACAATATTTCGCAAAGAAATTAAATAAAGAGGAGGACAAATAACTATGGCAAGTGTTCATCATTTTTGTGAATCAAATACAGTATCCGAGACAGAAACTTTAGATATTAGTAATGTTAATTTTGGTTCTATTGATTCTGCTAATTTAGTTCCTGCAAGTAATCCAATAGTTAGAGGAAATGCGTCTTATGAGAAATACATAAGATGTAAATTTACTGGAACTTGGACAACAATAAGTAATATGCTTTTTTGGAAAAGTGCAGGAGCTTATGTTACAGGAGAAGCAATAAAAGCAGCAGCTAATGTAGCTTATGCTACACCATCTGAGACACCTAATGCTGATTCTGATGTTCCTATAACAGAAGGAGCAGCTTTAGCAATTAATTCAGCAGAAGGTGCAGCAACTATAGTTTATGGAGCTTCTGGAGTTTCGGGATATACTGGTTACATTCGTTTGCAAACAAGAAGCACAGTATCAACACCTACAGGCAGTGGTAACACTAAAACACTCCTATT